TAAATATGGAGAAGGTAAACGTTCGGGTCTTTTCGGTTCTTTTGGGGTTTCTGCTAAAACAAAGAATGGTTATCAGAATGTCGGTAATGTTGGAAGTGGTTTATCCGATGGAGATTTACTATACTTAACAACAGAATTAAAGAAAATAATAGATAAATATTCTTCTGATGTATTCTTTGTTTTACCTAGAATAGTATTAGAAGTAAGATGTGATTTAATATCACAAGACTCTGATGGCAATTATGGTCTTAGATTTCCTAGAGTTATAAGAATTAGGAATGATAAACATGCATATGATTGTAGCACAATAGAGGACATAAAAAATATGGCTTAGAACTCAGTAGGTAAAATATTAATTACCTATTGTTCTAGGAAATATCATGTTAGACCGTAACGTGGTACTAGGCGTTTGTTCTGTAATAGCAAAACCTACTGTATCAGTTATCAAAGCGGAAAGATATAGTTTAGGATATAGAGTAAAATTATCAATAGCCTTTAGGAGCAACGGTGGAAGATTACAGGCACTACACCGTTGTTTCTTACAAAACAACATCAACAGCAAATACAAAATATCTGAGTCTAAAAATAGACAAAGACCAATATTAATAATCTCTAAATTAGAAGATATTGATAGGTTTATGAAAGCATATGATATGTCTTCAGTATCTTATGATAATAATTGGGATATTTTTAGTGAAGTTAAAAATCTAATAGAAGATGGTAAACATAAAACAATGGATGGTCTTGATGAGATTCTAGAATTGAAGGGGTATTTGATATGAAAAAGAAATCTATTACTTGTCCTAGATGTGATTTAAGGAAAATAAAAAACGATAAACATATTTGTGAGATATGTCATCTAGCAATTTTAGATAACAAGCCTGTTGATTCAATTGATGATACTGAAATATTAGGTTATCACATTCATCAACTTCTTTGGCAAGGTTGTCAAGAATGTGGGAATCACGATTTTTATTGTGATGCAGGTGTTAAAGAAGAAAATGAACTTAAATGGTACATTGTACAAGTACAGTGCCAAAAATGTAATAATAATTATGAACAAATAGTGGAAGTGAGAATAAATGAGTCTAATAAAAATAAGCAATCAACATACGAAGACTAAACCAATAATAGTACTAGGCAATACAGCAATGGATAAAATGAAAAGGGCTATGTCCTTTGTATCTGATAGTCCAATAATTATGTATGCTAATGAATATGATATTACAGATAACTTTAGTATTCCTAAAGATATTGGTATTATCATAGATGAAATGCACTACAAACCAAATACTGATTTGATACGAAGAACTATACTAGAGTATGCAGGTCAAGTAGTATTGATTACTGATAGTAAAAAGGCAGTACCCACTTCTATCTATAATTTATGTGATATGAAAAGACCAACAGAAAAGTTAGATGTTCTAAATATATCACCTAGAGCAGACGAGCCTATCAATTATGATTTAGATATGTTTACTTTAGTTAGAGAATATCTAACTAATAGAGATAGAGACGAAGTTGCACTTAAACTTAAGATTAATACGCCCGCAGATAATCAGATATTATCTTGGATAGTACCAAACATACATCCTAACAAAATAGCATTTATAGATAATAATGTTAAAAGACGTTGGGATAGTTCCTACTTTTATGAGTTATTAGCATATTCTCATAATGGTAAACTAAGTGCTAAGATGGTAATGCCTACTAGAAGAAAGTATTCTAAGTTAGGTAGTATTGCTAGTAGGTTAGGATTAAGAAGATACGAAACTTATCTCTTACAAGATTTATTGAAAGATGATAAGTTCAAAAAATATGCAATGTCTAAGTTAGATAATTCAGAATGTAGATTATTAAAACTTGGAGAGAAAAGAAAAATAGAATCAAAGAAGGTAGTATTACCTTCCCCCACTTTAGATAAGTGGTTATAAAAATAAAGAGGAATAAAAATGAGAAAACAATTGAATGATAGAAAATATAAAAGAAGAATGGATAAAATGTTAGATTTGTTAGAGAAACAAAATGAATTGTTTCTAAAACTAATTGACGAATTAAAAGGAGAGAAAGAGTAATGGAAGAAATAATACAATGTGTTATTTGTTTAAAGAACATAGAACATAAAATGTTAAATGGAAAAGTTTTCAGAACACAAGGCCATAACGCTGCACCAATCGCACAAGGAAGGTGTTGTGATTTTTGTGATTGTGTAATAGTTGAACCTTCTAGGATAGGAGATTTGTTTGACAAACCTTTTGACGTTATTACTTATGGTCTAAGAACCTACAAAGAAAGATTGGCTAAAGATAAAGCCAATAACATTACAACTAAAAGTTTGAAACAGAGGGCGATACAATGAAAAAAGAAAAGACATATTTTACAATAGCATTTAGATATACAACAGATAGTAATGACCCCTGTAATCCACCGCCTCATTTTGAAGAAAGATTAGCAATGGCTATGAGTGTTTTACATGAAAAAGGATATGCTATGGATGTAATTTACGGTAAGGCTACTGATAAAACATTCATTAAACTAGATAAGGAGATGCACGAAGATGAGTGAATTATGGACTGAAAAATATAGACCAACAAGACTCAATGAAATAATAGGACAGACTAATTTTGTATTAGATGCAGAACATTGGGTTGTTAATAAAGAAATGCCTAATGTTTTATTGTACGGTGTAGCAGGTGTAGGTAAAACTGCTGCCGCTATTTCTTTGGCGAACGGAATACTAGAAGATAACAGAAAGAATAACTTCTTTGAGATTAATGCTTCTGATGATAGAAAGTTAGAGACAGTAAGAAATAGAATCAAAGAGATTGCTTCTACTAAAAGAATCGGTGATGTACCATTTAAGATTATTTTACTAGATGAAATGGATGGTATGACTAAAGATGCACAAAATGCACTAAAGAGAATTATGGAAAGATATTCTGATAATTGTAGATTTATTATTACTTGTAATGATAGACACAAAATCATTAATCCTTTAATGTCAAGATGTGCTAACTATAATTTCAAGCGTCTTAACAATAAAGACATGAAATACATAATGTCCGAAATTTTGTCAAAAGAGAACATAAATACACATTCAGAAGAGGAATTAGATAAGTTTATTATATATTTACAAGGAGACTTAAGACGAGGGTTGAATGAGTTACAGGCTTCATCAGCAAGTAAACGAACCCTCCAATATCAAATAGACATGAATATGAAACCATACTCTGAAATTATACAAATGATAAACGAAAATAAATATGAAAATGCTTTAGAGAAGGTGCATAAATTGATTTACGATTCAACAGATATGAAGACTATATGTATTAATTTACATACAACTGTTCTAGAAACTGAAAGTGATTCTAATTACAAATTCAAAATGCTCCGAATAATCGGTGAAGCAGAATGGCGTAGTAATAATATGAATCCTAAAGTCTTGGCATCTTGGATGGTAGGGCAGATGATAAAATGATAGAGATACTTTTGGGGTTGATTGGATTGAGAATATTAATTAAAATGTTAGATAATGATAGGGGGAGAAGAAGATGGTAAAAAAATTCTTTGACTTTAATAAAGATGGGGTTGTTGATAAAGATGACTTTGAACATCTCATACTTAGATATGAGATAATCGTGGCGGGTGGTATAGCACTAATTGTACTACCAATATTGAACACGTTAAATTACATTAGTGTAGATTCCAATTTCTTTTGGGTGCTTTGCGGTTTAGTAATGGCAGCCGAGGGATTGGTTGAAATAAAATACGAAAGGAAAAAAAGGAGTAAATAAAAATGAATGAAGAAATAATGAATGAAATAAGAACAGCAGCAGAACTGCTCGGTTTATCCGAGGAAGATGCTATGAGTAAGTTTGAGGAAATATGTTCCAAGAACAATCTCGATGCGTCTAAAGAGCCATTATTGGCTAGAGGTCTTTGGCGACAGTATTTTAGTAGTGCTAGAAACATACTAAATCGTGAAAAGACTCAAGACAATAGTAACAATTCTTTCTACAAGAAAGCGTTTGGTTTCTTTGTATCGCTAAATGATGCAGTAGATATAATGGCATTGGATAGAGATAGAGTAGTTAAGGAATACAATAGAGACAGTGATTTAACTTTCTCTCTCGGTAAAGTTGCTATATTTGCACAAACAGAAGATGGAAAATACGAAGGTAGAATGATGAGAGACAATGAAGAAAGAGTCAAAGTTATGGAAGCATTACCTGAAAACAATGTAGCATTAGATAATGGTCTATTCTTAGTACCATTAAATACTAATGATGCTGCTTGGAATAAGAAGAACTATGGTAAACCTACACCTGTTTCAGAGTGGAGAAGAACCGGAGTTTTTGTTGGTGAAGTAGATGGTAGAATGGGTGCATTCGCTTTTAGTTACAAAGGTGAGTCATCTCTTACTTTTACACCTAATACTTTTGAATGGGTACACTTTGATGCGTTCTTTATGAATGAAGATTACAGTACTATATTTGGTGGTAAATCTAGAACAATGGAATCATTGATTCTTAATGATGATTTAGCAGAAGAAGATGATAGAAAGAGAGTACCGTTTGGTTCTGTTCAAGATATAATTATGGAGTACTGTACTGAAAATTACAGTCCATTAGTTGACTTAGAACAGGCTCATAGTAATGCTGCTTCTAGACCATACAAACAACGTTACGTTGTTACTGATGGTACAGTTACTAGTATTAATATGACACCAACAGGTAATGGTAATAGAATCATTAACATTGACGATTTAACTACTGAGTTTAATTTTGATAATGATGGTTTCACAGCAACTACTTGTTGGATTCCTTCTTCTCTAGTAATTGATTTTGGTATTGGGTCTGAAGTTATTGTGGTTGGCAGAACAAGTCAAGGTACAGATGATGAAGGAACACTAAGACCAGTAACGATTAATGTTAGTGGAATATATGTAATTAATGCTAGAGGTGGAAGCCCTGAATTAATTGAACATGTTGAATCAGAAGAAGACGATTGGTTCTTTGACTGATTATGTAAAAGTGTAGTCATGCACATATTGTTGGCTATAAGGGTGCAAAACCCTTAATCCTTATGGAGAATTTAAAATGAAAGAATATGAAATAATTAATAATAGAATAATAAAAGGTAGTAGTTACTGGTTTAATGTTAGTAAAGTAGATTTTACTACAAGAAAACTAAATGATGTTACAGGAGAATACTGGGTTAAGTTCCACTTTTCTTCAGGTAAAGAAATAAGAATAGTAGTAGAAGAAGAAGATTTAGATGATATAACAAATCTCTTTAATTATAATATAAATGGTGATAAGAATGACAATGAGTTATGAAGAAAGAAAGAAAATAATAATGCAACAAATAAAAGATAGAATGGATAGAGAAAAAGAGTTTTTGCTCTTAGGAATTACAGGCAATCCTAAAGTCGGTAAGTCCGGTTTAGCAATGGATTGTAGAACTGAAGAAGAAATAAAGAAAGGTATGAAAGTTAAGATACTAGACTTAGACGATGGTTCTACACCAACTTGGGATTCTGCTTGGAATAGAGATAAAGACATAGAAGTATTTGTTCCTAATGTTTGGAATGAAGACGGTTCAATGAATTGGGACGAAACGTTTCACAACTGTTCTACTTGGATTAAAATGTTAGAAGAACAAATTAAAGAAGGAAACGTAAAAGCCGTAATTTTAGATGGAGTAGATAAAATCTACGAAGGTTCTAGTGATGTACTTCGTAAATCATTAGTAAAAAATGCAGCAAGAAGTGGCTCTGTAATACAAGATTCAGATACAGTAAGAGTAAGTCCTTTAGATTGGAAAGTTAGAAATAAGGTTTATGATAGAATCATTAATCCGTTTGTAGCACTAAGAACTAATAGATTTTTAATTACACATATGAAGCCTGTTTACGAAGGGATTGGCGCACCAATTGCAGTAGGAGAAACTCCTGATTGGTACAAAACAACTCCTCACAAACTACTACAAATTGTAAATATAAAAGAACAAAAACTAGGAAAGAAAACTACCTACATGGCAACTCTAGTTGCTAGTAAAACTAATTCCGATTTAGTAGGTAAAAAATGGCCTGTATTCGTATTAGAAGAAACAGGTAATCAATGGAATGGAATACCTGAATTAAAGACAGGTGAATTATAATGGAGATGAATAATAATGAAAATAACAATAGAAGCAAAAGAACTGAGTGAATTAATTGATAGTGTAGCATTGAGAGGAAGATATTTTGACGGTGGGGAGTCTAAAAACGGTACGTTATCAGCACACGCATATTTAGTAGTTAATGAAAATACATTACAAATATGGAATGCTGATAATACTACGATTTGTGGTTTGAATCAAGAATTAGCAGAGAATACTTCTGAGAATGGTTCGGCAGTAGTTGATATCAAAAAGACTGTGAAATACTTGAAAGGATTTACAGGAGCAGTTACAGTTGAAGCAAATGATTTCCTGTACATTAGTAGTGATTCATCAAATGCTACTTTACCATTAGTAGTTGAACATAGTCATCAAACTATGATTGATATGTTAATAGAGTTTGAAAAGACAGTAAGAGATGTGAATGTTACATTCCCTACGTTTAGAAGAACAACCTTTGAAACTAAGTTACATGTTTCTTCGTATGCTTTATCAGAAGCAACTAAAGGTTGTGATGTAATTAATACTGCAAGATATAAGTTTGATTATAATAATGAAGTATTCAAAATGTCTTGTATCAAAACTGATTTAGACAAGTATGAAACAACAATAGAAACAACTACTAAAGATGGTGAGCCTTCAACAGTAGAGTTTACTGGATTCTTCCATAGTTTCTTCAAAACAGTAGTGAGTATTTATCTTAAAGACGATTCTCCTGTTTTATTTGTTTCACCAACTAGGATATTATTGAAAGCACCTTACATGGATAGGAGTTAAGAGTATGATAATTAATGAAATAAAAAATGGAATAGGATTAGTTTGGAGAGATGAAAGCGGTAATAGAATACAAGAAACTGTTTCTCTAAGGGAGTTTAAACATTATTTTTTCATTAAGGCTACTTCTACTAGACATACTAATCTATTAGTTAAAGATAATAATACTAAAGGTAAGTTTAAAATTGATTTAAATTATGAATTAGGTGATTGGGTATCTCTTGAAGGAGAGTCTTTAGTCAAAGTTTCTTGGGGTACTAAATCACCTAGTTTAAGATATCAAATTAGAGAAAAGTTAGAAGAGTTAGGTGTTTCTACTTATGAAGCAGACATACCTCACCATTACAGATATGCTGTTGACAAACTAGATTCTATTCCTGATTACAAAGTTCGTAAATGTTTTTGGGATATGGAATGGATGCAAGGTGGAGAACATGATGGTAAAATTACTTGTATAGTTTCTTATGATAGTTATGATGATGAATATATTATTTATTCTTGGTTTCCAAATTTAGAAGAAAAACTAAGTATGAGTTTTATTAGAAACTTACCTAAAAACTCAAGGCTAAAAATATTTGAGAACGAAGAAGAAATGCTTAATGATTTTCTAAGATACTTTATAGATAATAGACCCGATATGTTAATCTCTTGGTTCGGATGGAAGTTCGATTTACCTAAATTAATAGAAAGAAATACTGTTTACAATATTGATTCTAGATTACTTTCTCCCTTCAATGAAGTAAGAGGAGTTTCTTGGAAGGATGATAAAATCAAGATTTATCCAAAACAAGTAAATGGTTCTTCTCCTATAACTCAACCGATTAAAGGGTTAATTACAGTAGCATTAGATTTAGTCTTTGAAAGACAATGGAACGATTCACAAAGAGGAACTTTACCTTCTATGGCTTTAGATTATATTTCTGAAACTATTCTTGGAGATAAAAAATTAGTTAGTGAAAAGTTCCCCGATAAAAATGAGTTCTTTGCTAGAGGTTGGTTAGAAGATACTGAAACTTATCTAGAATATGCTTTGAAAGACGTAGAGTTAATTAAAAGAATAGATGATGAAAATCATTGTATTGATTCAGTTTTAGCATTACAAAAATTACTTATTGCCCCATTCGATGCTTGCTTCTATGCAAGTAATATGGGTGGAATATATTTCATGCGTAATGCTTCATGGAAAGCACCAACAGGTAAGAAAGGAGAAAAAGTACAATACGATGGAGCAATGATTTACAATCCATTAGAAGAAGAAACAAATGGTTTACATCTAGGAGTTGCGGCATTTG